ATGCAACGTTTTCAAAAAATTTTTCAGTCCGAAGCTACCGGTGGCATATTGCTTTTCATCTTTGCTTTGATGGCCATCATTCTCGCCAACACAGCTCTTAGTGAAAGCTATTTCAATTTTTTGGACACCCCGGTCAGTGTACAATTCGGCGCATTCAGCATTGCCAAACCGTTATTAATGTGGGTAAACGATGGGTTTATGGCGGTTTTCTTCGTTTTGGTAGGCATGGAAGTCAAACGTGAAATGTTAGAAGGCTCCCTTTCTAGCTATCAACAGGCAATCTTCCCCGCGATCGCTGCACTAGGAGGCATGATCGTACCTGCTTTAATCTATTTCTTGATTGCACAACATTCCCCGGAAATTCAATCCGGTTGGGCAATTCCCATGGCAACTGACATCGCCTTTGCTTTAGGCATTGTGGCGTTATTAGGTAAGCGCGTGCCATTACCGTTAAAAGTGTTCTTATTAGCGCTTGCCATCATTGATGACCTTGGCGCCATTATCGTTATCGCCGTTTTTTATTCCCATGAACTCAGTACCCAAGCCCTAATTTTGGCCGCTATCACAATTACTATTCTTGTACTCATGAATCGCATGAAAATAGGCGCATTATGCGCTTACATGGTGGTTGGTTTGATTTTATGGGCATCCGTATTAAAATCCGGCGTACACGCTACCCTTGCGGGCGTAATCATCGGTTTCTGCATCCCAATGCGAGGTCGCAAGGGTGAAAAACCATTACATCAATTCGAACATATTTTGACACCGTGGTGCAGCTATTTAATTCTGCCGCTATTTGCCTTCTCCAACGCCGGCGTATCCTTGGAAAACATAGGATTCTCCAGCTTAAGTTCACCGCTCACCCTCGGCATTATGCTCGGTTTAATCATCGGAAAACCGCTTGGTGTCTTCCTATTTAGCTACCTCTCGGTTAAATGCAATCTTGCCAAACTACCACAAGGCATTAATTTCAAACAAATTTTCGCTATTGCCGTGCTGTGTGGCATAGGGTTCACAATGTCCATGTTCCTTGCAGGCCTCGCTTTTGGGGAAACGCCAAATAACAGTTTCGACACACTCTCCCGCTTAGGTATCTTATTAGGCTCAGGCGTATCAGCGATTGTGGGTTATATTTTGTTAAGAAAAACAACATCGAATTAATATCGTTAAAAAAGAAAGCCTTGCAAATCAGCAAGGCTTTTTTATTACTTACAGCAAACCTTCTCACAAGGCTTATCTCGATCCAATCTTCCCATAGTAAACATTAAGATGAATTTTGTTTTAAGCCCAAGAAAGCATTTCCTTGCAATACGTCTTCTCACCACAACTCAATTCTTCATGATTTACTTTTGATTTAGCCATAAGCCCCCAAAGCCAGACAAAGTGCGGTCAAAATTAACAGTGTTTTTCGCATTGCAAAAAAATTCGCAGAAGTATTGGATTATTCTTTTGATGCGATATCTGTTAAAAGTCTCTTAACACGTAACATAAGGCTTTTCCCTGATCGCAATAACACTAAATTAAGCACATACCAGTGTTACTAAAAAACGAGATTAGAGACGATTGAGTGCGATGGGCTATGATAGGTAAAAGTGCTATAGCCTTGTAAATACCAGATAAAACAAAACCCTGCGATTAATTACGCGGGGCTATGTTTAGTTTAATGGCTGGGCGAGACTTGAATTAAACACATAAAGCATTGATTTAAAACAAACTTAACAAACAATTTAAAACTCAGTGTTACTACCGGTGTTACTAAAAATTTTTACTAGGCATTTTTAGCCATTCTTTGATACCCAAAGAATTAAAGCGACAGATATTAAAACAAGGCAAAAACTCTATCAACGTTCAAAATTATATAAAAAGGTGTTCACCTGTTCACTATATATTATATTTCTTTATTTATTATATACTTATATAGTGAATAGGGTGTTCACTAGGTATTCACTAGTGTTCACTCTTTAAAAACCCCATCTAAATTATATTTTCCTATTTATGCCTGTATAAAAAACAAGCAATCAAATCTCACCCACTCAACGTATCCTAACGTAGCTAAACTATTAATTTTTAAGCAATTTACTTCCTGTTTTTTGTGTATATATTGTTCTATGGGCTTTTTATAAGCCGTCTTAATTAAGATGATTTTAAAAGGATTAACTATGTTTAAAAAACTGTTAGAACTACGCCAACAAAAAGCGGAAAAAGTCGCAGCAATGCGCGCTATGTTAGATAAAGCGGAACAAGAAAACCGCTCATTGACCGAAACCGAAAACGTTGACTTTGAAAAGTTGAAAGATTTGGTTAAACAATTGAGCGATGAAATCGCCCGTTATGAAACGGTGGCAGATGAAGAACGTAACATTGCCGACAAAGGCAAACCGGTAGAAACACGCGGTAAAACCTTCAGCAATGACGAACTACGCCACTATATTAAAACGGGTGAATTACGGAATCTTTCCACCACCGGTCAAGAAGATGGCGGTTATACCGTGATCCCACAATTGGATAAAGACGTAATGAAACGCTTAACCGATGATAGCGTGATGCGTCAAATTTGTAACGTGGTCCGCTTGCCGGTTGGTGCGAAAGAATACAAAAAACTTGTTTCCGCCGGTGGTGCGGTGGTGGCCCATGGTGAGGAAGGTCAAGCTCGCAATGGCACCGCCACACCGAAACTCCATGAAGTCACTATTGCATTAAACCCTATCTATGCCTATCCGAAAACCACTCAAGAAATTTTGGACTTCTCCAGTATTGATGTTTTAGGTTGGTTGACTGATGAAATTTCCGAAAGCTTCACCGAAACCGAAGAAACCGACTTAACCGATGGTGACGGCACGAAGAAATCAAAAGGCTTCTTATCCTATGAACGCTCTACCGAAGCGGACAAAGTACGCGCCTTTGGTAAGTTGCAAAAATTAGACGTTGCCGGTGCCGACAAAATCACCGCCGATACGCTAATTGATTTGTTCTACACCTTACACAGCAAATACCGTAAAAATGCCGTTTGGGTGATGTCTTCTACCATTGCGGCGGCATTACAAAAACTCAAAAACAAAAACGGCGATTTTATTTGGCGTGATGGTTTAACCGTAGATGCGCCTTCTACCCTTTTAGGTCGTCCGGTTTACTTCCTTGAGACCATGCCGGCAAGTGGTGCCAATAAACCGGTAGTTGCCTTTGGTGACTTCAAACGCGGTTACTTCATTGTAGATCACGAAACCGGCGTAAGAACCCGCCCTGATAACATTACCGAACCGGGCTTCTACAAAGTCCATACCGATAAATATCTTGGTGGTGGCGTGGTAGATAGTAACGCAATCAAGTTCATTGAAGTTACGGCTTAATCGTCAAATTCCAATGGGGGCAATTAAGCCCCCTTTTTGTTAAAAGGGAAAGTATGAATAAAGAATTTGAAATCCGTTCATCCGAAATCACCGCAGACAGCGAGAATAAAAAACTGGTTGGCTATGTGGTGAAGTGGAACAGCCCTTCTGAAGTGCTTTATTGCGATTTTGTAGAACAATTCAGTGCGAATGCGTTTAGTGAAAGTTTAAGCAGCGGTGCCGATGTACGGGCATTATTTGAACACGATCATACCAAACTATTAGGGCGCACCCGTGCGGGAACCTTAAAACTAGAAGAAGACGCAATAGGCTTACGTTTTGAATTAATGCCACCTGATACCACCTTAGGGCGTGATTTGTTGGTAAGTGTTGAACGCGGCGATATTAGCGGGATGTCTTTCGGCTTTTGGGCTAAAGAAGAAACATGGAATTTTGATGTAGAGCCTTGCCAACGCACAGTGGCCAAAGCGGAATTATTTGAAATCACCGTTACCAGCATTCCTGCCTATCCTGAAAGTAGCGTTGAGATTGCCAAACGATCAATGGCAACCGCGAAGGGAAAAACGCAAAGAAAATCCACCGCACTTTTGAAACAGTGGCTTGATGTGGCGGAGGCGTAATATGTGGAACCCGTTCAGACGAAAAGAACAACGCAGCGCACCGATGGCAATTAATGAACTGCTTTCTTATCTTGGCGTATCAAACACCGGTGCGGGGGAATTTGTCAGCCCGAACACGGCGGAAAGTTTACCGGCAGTGATGAGTGCCGTTACCGTTATTTCAGAAGCGGTGGCCAGTATGCCTTGTTATTTGTATCAACTTAAAGATGATGGCCGCGAGCGTGTTTATCGTCACCCGGTGGACTATCTCTTAAACGAGATGCCAAACCGTAGCCAAACACCGTATCAATTCAAATACACCATGATGCGTCACTGCCTATTAAACGGTAACGCTTATGCGGTGATTGAATGGAACAACAAAGGCGAACCAATCAGCCTTACCCCGTACGAACCAAGTGCGGTCAATATCTATCGCAAAGTTGGTGGTGAGTATATCTATCAAATTACGGACTTAGACGGCAATACCAAAAACTATCTTCAAGATGAAATCCTACATTTACGCCATTCTTCCCTTGATGGCTTCATGGGGCGTTCGCCAATTACGATTTGCCGTGAAACCGTAGGCTTAGGCATTGCTCAACAGAAACATGGATCGGCAATGATGAAAAATGGCTTAATGGCAAGTGGCTTAATTACTACCGCCGAATGGTTAGACGAAGCCAAAGCACAAAAAGCCGTAAAAGCCCTTGAACGTTACAAGGGGGCGAAGAACGCCGGGAAAACACCAATCCTTGAAGGCTCAATGGAATATAAACAGCTAGGCATGACAAACCAAGACGCGGAATGGTTAGCAAGCCGTACATTCACAATTTCCGATATTGCCAGAATCTACAACATTAGCCCGATTTTCTTACAAGACTATTCCAATAGCAGTTATTCAAACTTTAGTGAAGCCAGTCGAGCCTTTTTATCGCAAACCTTGCGCCCATGGCTAACCAATTTTGAACAGCAGCTAAAAGATGCCTTGATGATTGATTTAGGTAGCAACAGCAAGAAACGTTACTTAATCGAATTTGATACAAGCGACTTATTGCGCACAAGTCAAAGCGAACGCTTCAAGAGTTACGATGTGGCAATTAAAGCCGGTGTAATGTGCCCGAATGAAGTTCGCCGCCGTGAAGGTTTATCGCCTTATGAGGGTGGAGAAGAATTTAGCCAAGCATGGAAACAAACCGTAGAAGTAAAACGCGGTGATGAGCAAGAATCAGGGGTAAGCGATGGCAATCATGATTAAGGCCGGAAAGTATAACAAGGTGATTAGCCTACAAAAGCAAGTGAACGAACAGAACGACTACGGCGGTATTGTGAGTAAATGGAAAACCGTTGCCAATATCCGGGCGGCGGTTGAACCATTACAAGGTAGAGAGTTCTTCTCCGGTGCGGTGCCATTAAATGAAAATACTGTGCGCATTCGCATACGTTACGGAACTAATGTTGATAACACTATGCGTGTGAAATATGGGAACCGTTCGCTAGAGATAATCAACATTATTGATAGTAAAGAAGCGCACAAAGAACTACAGCTTATCTGTAAGGAGTTGACTGGCAATGGCGGAAATTAATTTAACGATTGATGAAATCAAGGCGCACTTAAATCTTGATCATGATTTAGATGATGAGTTACTGGAAGCCTATAAGGTGGCCGCCTTAGAAGTATGTCAAAAACATATTGGTAAAACATTTGGGGAAGAAGAAACGGAAAAGACCATACCTTTTACCCCGGCTATTAAGATTGGTTGCTTAATGTATATCGCCTATCTCTACACGAACCGAGAAGCCGTCACAGACTTAGCCAACCTTAAACCGGCACCTATGACGATTTCCGCATTGTGGGAAGTGTATAGAGAACCGTGCGCTTACTAAGGATTTAGTAACCGATGCCATACCAACCGTTAAGACGTTGTAGCTATCCCGAATGTAGAAACAAAGTAAAGTCCGGTAGATGTGAGGAGCATAAACCTAAGGACAACCGCCCAAACAGTAGCGCACGCGGTTACGACCACAAGTGGAGCAAATACCGCGAACAATACTTAAAGCATCATCCCCTTTGTGTGATGTGCTTAGAGCAAGGCAAATATACACCGGCAACAGTGATAGACCATATTAAGCCGGTAGAGAACGGACAAGCCGATCCGTTGTTTTGGGTAGCAAGCAATCATCAGCCTTTATGTCGTGATTGTCACAGCTATAAAACACGAGTGATAGACCAACGCGGATTTGGTGCGAAGAAAATTGATTAGACCGGGTGGGGGCAATTTAAAAAAGAAAGTGGCAACCCTTCGGAACCGCCCGCCCAACTCAATTTTTACGCAAGGCAATTTTTTTGAAAATAAGGAAATGTATGAGCAAGAGAAGAAACTATAAAACCCCTGATTTTTTAGATGGTATCGCTAAAACCCAATGGAAAAGCCGAATTAAACAACTTTCAGAGCGTGGCGATATTAAAGCAGAAGATTTAACGAACCTTGAAATTTATTGCGAAAACTACGCAATTTGGCGTCATTCCGTAGCAGATTTAGCAAAAAATGGCTTCATTATTGTTAATAGTCAAGGAACTCAATCAAGAAATCCAGCTTTGTCAGCGAAAGCAGATGCCGAAAAGGTGATGATTAAGATGTCATCATTGCTAGGTTTCGACCCTGTAAGCCGCAGAAAAAATCCTATTGAAGTAGATGAAAACGATATCTTAGATGAAATCCTAACTATGTAGGCGAAATATGGAAATATGGCAAGCATACGCAGAGAAAATCAAATCGGGTGAGTTAGTGGCTTGTAAGAAGATAAAACAAGCCGTAGAGCGTTATTTTAACGATTTAAACAATCCTGATTATTTCTTTGATAAAAGCGCGGTTGATAAGTTTCTAGCTTTCTCGAAACTATGCCCACACGTTAAAGGACACTTACGCGGACAGCCTATTATCCTTTCAGATTGGCAAGTCTTTCTCTTTGCCAATATTCTAGGCTTTAAGCGTAAAGACACAGGATTAAGAAAATATCGCTCCGCTTACGTTCAAGTAGCAAGAAAGAACGCTAAATCAACGATAGCAGCCGTTTTAGCTAACTGGTTTCTAGTGATGGAAGGCGGACAGCAGGATATATACACCGCAGCCGTTAGCCGAGATCAAGCAAGAATTGTTTTTGATGATGCTCGTCAAATGTGCTTACTTTCAGCTCCATTGAAAAAACGCCTTAACATTCAACAACACAAGCTAATCAATCCGAAGAACAATAGCATTATGCGACCGCTTGCCGCTAAATCTTCAACGATTGAAGGAACTAACCCTAGTTTAGCTATTGTAGATGAATATCACCTACACGCAGACAACAGCGTATATAGCGCGTTAGAGCTAGGGCAAGGCGCACGCCCTGAAGGTTTACTCTTTGCTATTACAACAGCCGGAAGTAACGTTATTTCAGCCTGTAAACAGCATTATGATTATTGCGCTCAAATCCTTGAAGGAAATGAGCAGAATGAAAGCCTATTTGTGTTGATTTTTGAGTTAGACGAAGAAAATGAAATCGACAATCAAGAGAACTGGATAAAAGCAAATCCGAATATAGGTAAATCCATTCCTTACCTTGATTTTGAGAACACTATCAAGAAGGCTAGGGGTATTCCGTCCGAATGGGTAGAAATGCTAACTAAGCGCTTTAATGTATGGTGTCAAGGCTCTACGCCGTGGCTAGGTGATGGAAACTGGGCGCAATGTGAACGGCAGTACACGGAAAGCGATTTACTTCATCAAGATTGCTATTTAGGGCTAGATTTATCAAGTACCAACGACTTAACAAGCCTTTGTTATACATTCCCACACGGAAACAAAGTGCGCTTGCTTACACGGCACTACATTCCCGAATTCCAACTTAACAACGTGGCAAATAAAAACCGCGCAATGTATCGAAACTGGGTGCGCAGTGGTTGGCTAATAGCAACGGAAGGGGATTGCATCGACTACGACAAAATCAGAGACGATATTCTGAAAGATGCTGAACGTTTCAATATCAAAATGACAGGCTTTGATGTATGGAACGCAACCCATTTACGAACACAATTACAAGCGGCGGGGCTTGAAGTAGAGCCATTCCCGCAAACATACCAACGATTTAGTCCAGTGGCAAAAAGTGCGGAAGTTTTAATAAACAGACAGATGATAGAACACAACGGCGATCCGGTGCTTGCGTGGGCTTTATCAAATGTAGTTATGGAAACAGACGCGAACGCCAATATTAAACCAAACAAGAAGAAAGCCGCAAACAAGATAGACCCAGCAGTCGCCTTCCTAATGTCTTTCGGCACTTATCAACTTGAATACGGTGATTTAATTTTCGAACTATCAGACGAACACAAACACGCATTGGAACAATTTAACGGGATTGATTTATGAGATGTAAACAGGCAAAACAAAACTTACTTCTTTCAGCGGTGAATCACTATAAAAAATCGACCGCACTTTTTACCTTTGTCAGCCTTTACGATGATGAAGAACCCTATCCAATAAGTGAAGTTATTCACGCATTAAAATGTAAATGTAATGCGGCCAAGCGAGAAATAGACAGCCGACCAAATAGCCCGAATATGGACGCGTTAGAAACGATTTACTTTATTGCCAAGAAACAGCTTGATACCATGCTAAAACAGCAAAAAAGAATCAATGCCGGTAAGTGATGAAGAATAAAATATTTCCCTTATACTATTGAATCTTTTCTCCTTTGTTACTATGTTATTTATTATAATAACCAGTAAAAACAAGGGGGGAACTATGGGGTTGATACTAGTTACAATAAAGTGTATGGTTGCTGCTTTTTTTGTCGTATTAGCAATAGTTACCTTTCAAGACTGGTGGTTTATTGTGGCCTTTGGTTTAGCCGGCGGGCTTTCATTTACTATCGGTTGGCTTATTTACGATGAATATAAGCGCCGGAAAGAAAATAAACGGTTGGTGGACGAGCGAGAAAAAAGAAAGAATAGTTGGGTAGAACATGAAATTAATCGTCCGATTATTCAAAAGACTTTACAGAAGCAGAAAGAAAATAAGCCACTTATTACCGGCACGATAAACTGGATAGACGGCAGCACCGGCAAAGAAACCACTTTAATAGATATTAGTGTTGATATAAAAAACAAGTAACCGAATAAAGCGCACCTAGGCTGATCCCCGAAAGCAAGAAACCTTATCTTGTTGGTGCGTTCCTATCATAAGGGCAAATGCGAAAGGGGCATTTATGAAAATATCGTTACCCAAGAAAAATTCCTATTCATTGGAAGAATTACCTTCATTCTTATCTAAAACATACAATTTAGATATAGTACATGATGATCTGATTACCTATGCCAGGGAAGGAAAATTAAAAACATGTATCAGATTAGAAGGCAATACTAAGGGTGTTTATGCTATTGGCAGAATTAAGATGAATGAAGAAGATTATTTACAAATTCACACACCGCCTACTACGATATTTTTTAATAGCACCGCCAAAAAATTCTTTCTGCCACATGATTTACATTTAGAAGATGACAATGTGTATTTTGGCGCAAGATTGCCTATGTTAGATTATTTTTATCAACAAGTTAAGGATGGCAATAGAGATTATAATAATATAGTGAGTAAGATTAAAACTAACATAAATGAATTTATAGAAAGCTCAAAATCTCTACCTGAGTATGAGTATCAGCTATTACTAAGACCAAAAGAATTTAATTATATTTTTTCTGCTGATTTCTATCTACCTCAAGCAATTTATAATACAAATACAAAATTATTAAAAGAACATATAATACCTATTAATTTTAGCGATGATAATTTTTATCTACTAGAAAATACTAATATTAAAACCATTCTTATTAATTTAGCATTGAAATTATCATCGGCGCCAACACTTGCCATACATTTCAAGCAAATTGAAGTGTTACATTCCGACTTGATGGCATTCTTGGGTATTTCTGATAAATCTCAAGAAAACTATTCAGATATTCTCCAAGAAATAGAAAGATTAAAATCCGAGTTAGAGGAAAAGGACAAAAAAATAACTGAATTACAGACCGCACTTGATAAGATGAATTATCCAATACAATTAAATAAGTTCATGGAGAATGACCGCTTAGCATTAGCCATTCAAGCCAGAAAGGAATATTGGGCGAACTACGATCCAAACTTAAATAACGCCCCTAAAGCAGAAGCAACAGCCAAAGAAATCCAAGAAAAATATAACCTTTCTCAAAAACAAGCAACCGCGATAGAAATCGTCGCCTGTCCTATCAATCGTAACTAATTGATTTTAAAGCTCTCATAGCAAAGGGTGATAGCAAAAGTTAACTATCACCCTATTGCTATAATCCCACCTAAATCATTTGTAATACCTCCCGTTCGAACAACTCAACGGAATAGAACGCTATTCCACATAGTTAAACTACGAGAGGTATTTTTTATGAGCCAATCTCAAACCCAATCTAAAAAACTTATCACCGGTGCCGATGTTTGCCAACGCGTAAGCTTTGGACGCACCAAACTCAATGAGCTTGTAAAAGCTAAACAATTCCCACAACCGATCCGCTTTTCACAAAACTTTGTCCGTTGGGATTTAGAAGAAGTGAATGCGTGGATTGAAGAACAAAAAGCCGCACGCGCTTAAGGTGGTGGAAGATGAACGAAGCAAGAAAACCAACACAATTCTTAAAAGTGTTACACCGTTTAATTCTTTCTAGCATTAGCGGCATTGATGGTTATTCAATGGGCATGACGTCAGCGCGTAACTATATCAGTGAACTTGAACGCAATCATTTAATCGGCAAAGTGAAACGTACAACGGAAAAGACTGCAGATGGAATGGGGCAATATTACCGCTATGAAATCGCAGATGCCGAACAGTTAAAACAGGTGATTGCCATTTATAAGGCTAAGGGAGGTGAGCTTACTGCGCATGAAGAACAGCAAGCCTACTTTCGATTCCGTTAAAAGAAAAACGCCGCAAGGCTCAACCCAAGCGGCGCATTCCCCTACCTTAAGAATCACTCAGAAGGTAGATAACCTAAATTACATGAGAGCGGAAACTGCGGAACACACTTTGAACGCTAATGAATGATTTTAGCGACCATGAGCCAAACACAAAGCACACGCCACGTTTCCCGATCTAAATCCATAAAAGGAATTAATATGAATTTAAATCACGTTAATTATAAACAATATGAAAATAATTACAATACATTTTACTTTACAAAGTGCAGTCAAATTTGCGACTATGTCCACGCCTTAGCAAAATCTAAGGTCAGCCGTGGAAAGCTGAATTATTTACATCAGGCGAACGATAGCACGCCTTTTAACCGTGCTTTTTTTGTTCGTAACATTCGCACACCTCAAGAATTTGCGGATTTTGTTTTATTTAATCTAAAAATTCATTCAATGGTAGAGCGTAATAGGCAGTCTTTGACTGGCTGCCCTCCTGATGTGGCAGTTTTCCACCCTGTTATGCTCTACCGCCCGACCGTGGAAAGTCTAGCGGTAGATTCTGAAAATCAACATCAGGAATCTACGCAAATGTATCAATTCATTTTTGCGGCTATTCGCCGTACCGATTTATCTAATCAGATTCAAAAAATCCGTATCACCGCTGATACTGAACAAGCCGCGCGCGCCCAATTCGCCCGTGATTTTGTTCTTGTACTTACCGGCAAAATCAATCTTCAAAACACCGTGAAAAACGACCGCACTTTTGCGGCAATCTCTCGTGATTCTATGGAGGTGGCTCATGCGTAATGAAGAAATTACCAAAGCACTTGAAGGATTGTGGGAAGCTCAAGCAATTTCAGAACTAATTAGCAAAGGCGATGGAACGATTGATAAGGTTGAGTGCGCCACCTATGAAGCCGCCTTCCGTGCCGTATCAAAATTAATCCTCACTTCTGTAATGTCGTTAGAAGAAGAGCTTTAGGGAGGGACAAAATCATGAAGAAATTAGACGCGATGGACGAAATCACAAAAAATCTTGCTCAAGCAGAAGCTATTTTGCTGATGGTGGATAACAACACAAGGGAGAAAGCATTAAGCGATTCACTTTGGGCAGTGCGAGATCTGATTGTGCGGACTAAAGACGCAGTGAATGTACTTTGGGAGGGGGGCAATAATGAAAGTAAGTAACCAGTATAAGGGGAAACTCTCATTCAATCCTTTACACGCGGAATATGCGCAAATCAGCCGCCAATTTAAGTTAATCCATGATAGTAACCGCAAATGCCTTGAAGTTTACCCGGACGACTTCCATCACAAACTAAAAATGCGTGGGGAATGTGTTGATTTAGTAGAGCGGTTAAAAGGTGGTGGAAAGTTATTTAACGAATTGGCGAAAGCTGCCGATTTAACAAAGGAACAGACCGCAATTTTAAAGGACTTCAATCAGGCAAACGGCTATTTAATTTCTAAATTTGCCGAAGTAGTAACACAAATTGAACAATTACAGGTGGTGGCAAATGCGTAAGTTAAAAACCAAAGTAAGCAAGAAGCGCCCTAGCCTATTTGAGGAAGAACGCTTGCCGGATTGGGAACAGTTGGTAAAAGCCATTAAACAGACTGAATTTTATCTTAGCTTTGCCAAAGACTACATTCACAACGGACATTTAAAAGGCGCAACAGACGCGCTGAAATCAATTAAACGAGCAACTACAGCAGGATTGAAAATCACGGGGGTGAAATAATGGATCTCAATCAAAAAATGGATTATTCCAAACTAAATGCCGTTGAATTGAATGCTATTTCAATCAGTCATCAGAACATGGGAAAACCTAAAGATGAAGCCTTTAATTCGTCTTTCCCTTACACAACCGAAGCAATTTTGGCATTAGCCGAACAGTTTATTGATTATCCCGCTGAATATCTCGGTGGGCTAAAAATTCTTCGTGATGAATTAATCACGATCAATAAGCATTTACTACAGATGGCACCAAAACCGCCTTCTTTAGCGCCGGAGGAAACCGCAGCAATGCTATCCAATGATGAACTTATAGATGGCTTATTGAAGCATAGCTTAGTGAACTCCTTGGTAAGCACATTTTCATATTTTCAGGAAGTCGTTGCCATGCGTATCAATATAATTGAGAACGGCGCAGTTGAGGGGGTAAATCATGGCACGCTTAATTAATGCACCACACTTAGCGGATCAGCCGAAAGAACCTTATTCAGCGTTAATCATTCTTGCCGGGCGTAAGGCTTGGCAAGCATGGAACAAAGGAAAAGGTGAAGAATGGTTATTGTTGTGTTCGTTGGTGGAAGGTATAGATGCCAAACAAAAGCCGGTGATTCTTGGCGAACAGCAGCTTGAAGATATTTCAGGAATAAAAATAGCTGATTCGGAGCAACACACAATCATGCTTTTCCAATGTGGAGAATTAGATCAGACAGAAATCACCGGTATTTGTCACAATCTAGCAAAGCATACTAAAGCTGATCATGTCGTTTTATATGATGGCGCTGCGCAGATGAAGGAAAATCTAAGTGGTTACATTCAACGCCTACGCACGGATAAAAGTGCGGTAGAAATTGCGGATAAAATTGCTCCGCCGCCGAAATTGAAAGAAAAGGACGGAACTAACGTAAAAGCCCGGGCATTCGTAAAATGGCTGAATCTAGATATTGCTCAACACAGTTTAGATAAGGAGCTTTATCATTACACCGGCGCAAATTGGGAGATTCTACCGAGATCGGAATTAGAGGTTAAAGCCGTTCAGTTTTACGATGAACAGGAATTTACTTATAGTGCCCGTTCTATTGATTCAATGATTGATACAGCGAAGATTCAAGCGGCCAAAATGGGGGAACAATCCAAGGAGTTATTAGCATTTAAAAACGGCGTATTAAATCGTTCGACCTTGGAATTTTACCCGCATTGTCGGGAAAACTGGCTAACCTCTTTT